CTTCGGGCATTTTAACGGAATATACCTCACGCCGTAATCCTCGCTGTCATTAACCGGTCTACCAACAGGGCGACGTTCGATGTTGGGTTTTTTATCAAGCCAGTTTTCATGTCTATTCAGCCATCTGCCGCCCATTAAATCCACGCCCCTTCTCTTTTGCGAATCCAGCTGGAACGGCTGTGTTCCTGCCTTATATCTTTATGAACCGTGCGTTCGTCTCTGCGGAGATTAAGCGCACGGATTATGTCAGCGGCGGCGATGGCGTAAACCTCCGCATCAAGATAGTGATTTGCAACCGAGGAGCGTTTTTTCTGCCAGACTTCCTTCGCCTTGCCTGTGTTTCTGTTTCTTACCAAAACCTTATGCTCAGCGGTAAACTGAGAAAGATAATCATCTGATGGGTCTTTAAACAAATGCCATTTCTCCGGATCCTTGCTCGCCACAAGGCGGCTGATTTTGTCCTTATACTGCGTGACATTAAGGTTCCATAAAACAAGACCGTTTTTGATTATGCTTCCCGTGCGTGAATTAATATCTATCTTTGACGCCCGATAAAATCTACCGTCCGTTAATTCTTCCTGACCTTTGATCGCCTTCGCACGATCATGCCACTGCCTGCAGAAGTGATACACCTCGTCAGTCCTGAATCCCGAATCAACGCATGTCATGTAAACCGGAAGCGTTTCTCCTCCCGAAAACTTTCTGTACTCAGTCTTGAACAACACCTCAACCAAATCATCCCAATATTCCAAAGAACCGCACCGCACAAGCCATGACTGCTCCTCGTAACCCCAGCCACGAATGACGTAATAAAAATGATCTTTCTGAACGTCAACGCCCGCAGTTAAAACAACCGCTTCATCCGGCACGATCCCTTCTGTATACTCGCAGGCGTGCGCTTTGACACGATCAACAGTGGTCTCCTCAATTTTTTCTTCCCATACCTCGGCAAGCCACGAATTGACAAAGTTCATCAACAGCTCAATGAAATCTTTCGATTTCAAGAACTCTGCGGCGATATCGCTCCAATTAAGCCACGGCGAGTAAAGCGAATTAATCCAAAACCCCCTGTGTTTGCTTTTAATCCCCTCTCCCCAAATCTCTCCCTGCTCGTTTATCTCACAATCTCTTGGCACCCACTTTCCATGAGGCAGAATCTGTTGCTTTTGATAATCGTCGATTCGCTTTTTACAATGCTCGCACTCATACCACGCAAGCCTCTCGTTTCTGATTCTCTCGGCTGACCTCTCATGCTCCGGCCATTTGATCTGACCAAAGACCAATATCTGATACCCGCCACAATGCGGGCATGGCACGAAAAATCTGCGCTGGTCTGATTTCTCAAACTCACGATAGATGTAACCGTCACGAGTTGTCGGCGTTGAAACCTTGACTGTCTTTTTATTCCAAAAGGTTTTCTGACGCTCTGTAGCGAGTTTAATCGGATCGGCCTCACGCCCTGAGAATCTCGGGTATTTATCAATCTCATCTAAAAACAAATACCGAATCGGCCGTGAGGCAAGATCTGCCGGGCTGTTCGACCCAGCGAAAAATAGAATCATCCGGTCAAATCGATATTCCAGCTTTGTCATGTCGTCGGCGTTAACCGGCATGCGATTACGAAGCGTCGGAGAACCATGAATCATCGGAAGCACACGATTGTAGGAAACGCTCTTTGCGTCGTTTTCTCTAGGCAATACCACCAGCGTGGGGCCCGGGTCCTGATCAATGACGTAGCCCAGCATATTAAACATGCCCTCGGTCTTGCCGACCTGTGAAGCCGCCATGACCGTAATCTCCTCGACATACGGATCCGTGAAAGCGTCCATGACACCCTGCAAATATGGTGTACGCACAGTCTTCCACCTACCCGGTTCGGCTGACGTGACCGGATTAAGATAACGATATTGATCAGCCCACTGGCTGACTGTTATCTTCGCCGGACGCTTCCACGCCTGCAGTTCCGCCTGCGTCCAAATTTGTCTGTCCTGTTTCAATGTTCTCATTTACAACCCCTGCGAATTCATCAATAATTTCTGATATCGCCTCATAAAGAATGACTTCAATTTCCCTCGGCTCTTGCATAGAAAGAACCGGCGCAAGCCGTGTCGGTAAAGCCAAGAATGCCCGCTTAACAGCGATGATTCTTGAAATGCGCCCACGCTCGACCTCTTCGCTTGAGACAAGTTCACCCTGAGCCTTCTTCAACTCAATCTCAAGAAGCGTCGCTTTATACTTCCTGATCTTTTCTTCCCAGTAAGCCTTGCCCTCTCCATCGCCCGTCTTTTCTCTTTCCTCAAACCAAACCCTGATCCGCTCAAGATCGTAGTAACCATCTTTCGTGACCGGCATACCTTCATTGCGCCAGCGATAAACCGTGCGCTCCGACACGTCCATGAACTGCGCCACTTCCTCTGCGCTCTTAACGACAGTCGGCGCCTCCGGTTCTTTTTCAAACTCCTCAAGCTCTTTAATTTCCGGCTTCGTTAACGGCGTGCCGCTATGCAGTTTCTCAATCAAGTGCAAGTAGCGTTTCTTCCGGGCGATATCCGCCAAGTTCTGTTTCGGCTTCACTTCTTCCATTACGCTCTCACCGCTTTCTTGCCGGTAAATTCTTCCCAGCGTTTAACCGCCACATCCACAAAGAATGGTTCAAGCTCCATGGCAAAGCACCTGCGATTAACCCTCTCAGCGGCTATGATCTGAGAACCCGATCCGCAAAACGGCTCAAAACAAATATCCCCGACCTGCGTATGCACACGCATGGGTATGGCGAACACCTCCGTCGGCTTAACCGTGGGATGCTCAGCGATCGAGCTTCCTCGCTTCTTACCCTCCCAATCAAGTTCCCAAAGATCGGTGTGATACTCCGGCGTGGTCGGATCACCTGAGCGCACGAAATCAATCGACCAAACACTTCCGATAGATTTGTCCTTCGGGCGATACGGCGGCTTCTGCCCTTTAACCCACATCAAAAGACACGGCTCATGCCGCCACGAATAAAATGAGTAGGTCAAAATCACGCACGGCTTAACCCAAATAATTTGCTGATGAATAAGGATATTTAATTCCTGACACACGCACTCAATCTCGCTTCTGCGTTTCGATGCGTGCCAGAGATACAACGCCGTGTGCGGTTTGATAAATTTGAGTGCGACAGAATAAAAACTTCTCATGAACGCCGATGCGTCCGGAATATCAACTTCGTGGTAAACGTTCGACCAATCCCTGCCGCCATTGGGTCTATCCTTACCGGTGTAATCAACACAATACGGCGGGTCGGTTGCGAGCAAGTCCGCCTGCTGTCCGTCCATTAACCGGGCGACATCTTCTTCTTTAGTGCTGTCACCGCACAACAGCCGGTGATCCCCGAGAATCCATAAGTCCCCGGGTTTGGTGATAAGATCCTTCGGCGGTTCGGGAAGATCATCCGGCAACGTTTTGCCAATGCCTTTATTCTCCTGCTCAAACTCCCGCACTTGATCCCTAAGCTCCTGCATACGCAAAGCAAGATATGCGTCCCCATTCTCCGTACGCAATTTCTCAAGAAGCGGAATGATCGCCGCTGTCCACTGCCCGGTTATTTCTTGAGAATTGAGTGTTACGTTCATCGCCATTTCAGCGATCTCATCCACATCAACCATGATGACCGTGACTTTCTCAACACCCGCTTCCTGCAAAATCTTGTAACGTTGATGTCCTGAAATGATTCTCATGTTGCGCCGGTTCACCACCAAGAGATCCACCATCCCGAACCGCTCAAGCGACTGCCGAAGCCCAGCTAACGCCTCGTCCGAAATCTCTCTTGGGTTATACGGAGCCGGTTTAAGCTCTGACACACTGACATCGCAAATGTCAGGATTAACATTAATGTTTGCCATCGAAATTCCTCCTTATTTGCCCATTCCTAAGCGTATTCCCCCATGAAATGCGCCTTTTTGAGCCTTTTGTGACCATTTTGACCGCCTTGTTTTGACCTTACTGACACTGACACGCATTTTGAAATTTTGTATCACTCACAAAATGCGCCTCGCCCGACCCTCGCCCAAACCGCCCCCAGAAGGACCCGTAAAAATTCTTGCCTAAAACGTAACGCATATCGTCAGCACTCCTGCGGCCGTCCAGTAAATTGCGTGCCGCACGTCCCCGCCACAGGCATACACAACACCTGCGGCGAAATCTAAAACGATTAATATGATCGGGAATAATTTCTCCATAGCTTCTTCTTCCTCTTGCTTCGTTCTTCAATCTGTTTTCTTTTCTTTGCTTCATCTTCAAGGACAATTGTTCCCTCAAACAGATCAACTGCGTACTGAACCTTGCCCCAATAGTCCTTCTCCTCATCCGTGAACGTTGCCCATATTGCATCCATGGGGGCTACCACTCGCTCATTAAACTCGTCCTTGTCCTTTTGCATGGCTGTGCCTTCCAGCATCTTCTTGTTTAGCCATCGTGAGCCGTCAATGAACCGTTTATATAGCCTTTTGAACTCCTCATGCTTATCCATACAAAAAACTCCACCGTAGTTTTCCCCTTATAAATCAACCACTTACGTAAACCCGGTGGAGTAAGTGGAGAGATTTTGCATTTCTCCTGTACATATATATAAAAACCAAAATTCTTCTCACACACGAGTTATAGATAAAAAAATCCACTTTCTCCACCACTCGCCACAACTCATTGTCAATAAACGACTTATAGCGGTGGAGTTTTTGAGACATAAACTCAATATGGCCGATCATCGAAATCCTCCCCCTTGGGCACTTCCCGGAGCTTTAACCCTCGCCAGTAATACCTGCCTTTAAGCCGCCCAACCGTGCCTCTATCCTTCTGATACCCGTGCTTCTCCATGTAATCGTTAAAGTCCTTCTTACGCATGAAAGCGTCCGAGTTTTCCTTAAACGAATCATAAAGCTCGGAAACTCCGACTATTTCCATCTCTCCAAACTCGCAGAGCTCATCCAAGAACGCCCCGATAGCGTCCTCATCTGATTTATAATCCTGCGTTGCGCACTGTACGATCTGCGGCGGTTTCATGCCTTCCTTCTGCATCTTTAAGAAACCCTCAACAGCCCAGCGCAATATCCCGGGCAGTTCCGGATACAAAAACTTCTCTGCGAACTTCTCAATCTTGTTCGCACCCTCAAATTTATGCTCAAACGGAATAAGCCGGATACGGCGCCATATTCCGTCATCCGTTCCCTTGATCGTCGGCTTGTAATTCGTGGAAAGGTAAATCTTGCCGGTAGGCTTAAACTCGAAGAACTCCTGCCTTAAAAATCGTGCTGATATAGGCTCCTCGCTCGTGAAACGTTTGACTAGCGCCTCATCGAGGGTCTTTGAGCGTTCAAGCTCTGATGAGATGATGAACCTTGCGCCTTTAAGCCTCGCCACATCGTTCGGGATCTCATTGCCCCGCTTAGCGATCAATGTCGACGTGGGCGTTATTGCGGCGTAACTGCCTAAAATCTTATAAAACGTCTCAACGAAAGTTGACTTACCATTCGCACCGTCGCCATGCAGAATAAAGAACACCTGTTGCGACACATCGCCGGTAAGCCCATACCCAACAGCCTTCTGAATAAAATCGATTAACTCTTTATCGCCCTTAAAAATAGTATCGAGAAACTTCATCCACTCCGGGCATTGCGCCTTAGAGTCGAAATGCGTGTTACAAATCTTCGTGAGAAGAAAATCTGGGCTGTGCGCCGACATCTTCCCCGTGCGCAAATCAAGCACGCCGTTCTGACAATTTAATAAATACGGATCAGCGTCGAAATCATCTGATCGCACCGACATCCCCGGCCAGCTTCGAGCCACGTTCGCCATGGCTCTGAGTTTCGCCTCGTTGCCTGAGATGCGCATATGCTTGATAAAATACTTCTGTTCCTCCTCATCCATCTGCTGAAAGTAATCATGAAAAGCTCTAACGGTGTCCCGAGCCAATGCCGTAATAACGTGAATCTCATCGAGCTTCCACGCCCTGCCGTCCCAAACGTGCCAACCTCCGAGATTGTCGCAATTTCTGATTAGCCCGGCATGCCGTTCAACAAGCCGCTTAGAATTCCACTCATCGTTCCACAAACCCGCCGGAACGCTTGAATGATCCTGACGCTTAACCTTAAAACCGTATTTTTCCTCGGCTACTTTGACGGCACGCTTAAACAGCTCGCCTCTTAACGCCCCGGGTTTGGCTTCTTGGCAGTCGATAATCCCCTCAAGCACGGCGATGAGAAGAAGCGTGCCTCCGCCTGAATTACAGCGGAAACATTTCCAGACGTTCTTCTGCGGATGCACAACAAGGTTCATCCCGGTCTTTGAGCCATGAATGGGATGAGCGCAGGCGTACTGGCCAGATAATTTCTTTAACTCAACTCCGTTCTTTTGCAGAACGGACATGATGTCCAAATCTTCCGGTTTAATTCCGTCATACAACTGCTTGTCATCAACCAAGAACTCTGCGAGTGGGGCTAATATTTCCTCACGGCTGATGCGTGTTATTCCCAAATCACGCAGAAGCTCATACGGCGTTTTTGTGTCCGGATGAATCGATCCGCACCCGACAACCTGAGCGCCATTCGATATAATCTCGCCGAAATGATCCTTGTCCTTATTAAGGACGATCTTGCGTGTGATCTCGGCGCATAAAAAATAATAATGATGCCCGCACTTCGGCGTCTTAACCGTGAACGTCTTGGGTAAATCCGCCTCGGCGATCTCGCTAATACGCTTCTGATCAGCGTCAAGAACGATCAGCTCGCCCTCGCCGCCCATCACGCCGTAATTATTGCCGGTATTAAACCACGTCTCGATATCTGTAAAACGGTACGGTTTCTTCTGCCATCCTGTCTCAAGCGGTATTTTCGTTTGACCACGGAGTTTGAGGAAACCATACCGGTTATCACGTAACTGATCCGGTATTGTCATAAAAACACTCCTATAGAAACAGGGG